CGCATCCTTAATCAGATGGTTGATTGCTGAGACAGTCTTTCCCATGCGCCGATGGGCCACCACCACCCCGAACCGTTTAGCGTCTAGCAGAGTGTGAATCTGCAATTGCTCTTTTCTCGGGCTATATGGGATTACGATGGATTGTTCGGTTGCGCCCATGTGACTTTCATTTCAATGGGATTGTTCGCGTCTCCGGCGTGTTCTGTCCTTGCCAGCTTTGGAATGTGATACTCCACTACTGATTGGAATAGTTCAAATGCCTTTGCGGGGTTTGGCTTTATGTCGTGAACGGGGTCGCCCTCTGCTACCTTGTCGAGCCAAATAGAGAGCCTCCATGCGTTCCCATCTACGAATGTAGCTATGGCTTGTCTTGCCTCAGAAGTCGCCTTGTTGGGCGTTCCTATGCCCCTGCCGCCGTGTCTTATGCCACTCATATAGCCCCCACACTAATTTGGGCTAATTTAGTTTTTACTGCTTGCTTTTGCATTACCAATTCCTTTTGGTTTGTTGGTATTACTTAGTATATAGCAGACTGAGTTCCTCATCTAGCTTGCGGCGTGTTTCGGGGTCTGCCAGTAGGCTTGCGGGTAATAGTCCAGCAAGAATGTCTGATTCGTTCCGGCGCATTGGGTCAACCATTGCGTTTTCAGAATTGCGTTGAAGTATTTTTATTTTTTGCTCTTCACCGGGAAATACAACAAAATTACTCGTCCCATAAGGTTCTACTTTTGCTCCAATGCTTTGCATTGCATCGTCATTTGGCTTGAAATTCATAATTTTTTCTTCGCCATTACCAAAAGTTACCTTCCATTTTCCTTGCCCCGTGGAACCTCTTGAGCGTTCATCTAAATACTTGATACCGGGAATGCCTTGATTTGCAAACATCTCAGAGGCTTGCTTTGGAGACCCCAACTGATTTGTTAACATTTTATAATATTCTTCTCCCGTCATCTCCCATGTTCTATCCGGCGGGATAAAAGATTTAATCTCTTTATCAACCAAAGGTTTTAAATCTATTGAATCTAGCTTTGCCATAGCTTGATCTGTAATTTCTTGATTTTTAACTATGTTTGCATTGTTGAACAAAGACATATAGTCACTACTAACATCATCACCTTTAGGCAATTTGCTTCTTATGTCGTTTTCAATGTCAGCAAGCATCCGAGCGCGTACTTTTTGCTCTGCCTCTGCTCTGAGTGCCGACATGACAGCTTTTTGTTCACTTAATGGCCTATCCCAATCAAGCATCTTAGGTATCATTTCATCGGGCAAATCTGCTTTATATAGATTGCCCTTCAAACTCGCGCTAATTGAACCATAGGTATCAAGTAGTTTTTTAACCCCTTGTGTTTCTTGATTGTTTACTGTTTTATAATAATTTTCTGTTTCTTTCCAAAATGCCGGACTATTTACATCATCCGGATGTTGAGCAATTGATGTATTTGTAAAGTCTTTTTTCAATCTTTCAGCAGCCCTTGCTGCATCGCCACCTTTTGCAATAATGTCATCAATGGATGTATCACCTAACATTACAGATACATTTCCAAGTTTTCGCTGATATTCTTTTCCTACAATTGGGGATTCAGCTACATAAATTCCATGCCCATAGGCTTGTGCGCCTTCACCAGTACCTATTTTTGCAGCATCAAATTCACCGAGTGGGTTACTCTTAACAGGTGGCAAAGTGTGTGGCGTACCATGCCAAACATCGAGCATCATTGGCTTTGGCGTTATGTCACCAAGCAAAGACCGTGATGGCATACCCGACATTACATCTGTAATCTCTTGCCCTGCCATCCGAGCCGCACCCCTTGCCGCCCGTCCAGCTACCGGAGCCATCGGAGCCACAGCCATAGCCGCATCCAATACTTCCGGCTTTATCATCGTAGTACCGCCAATACCACCCGCACCCGTAGTTAGCGGTTCACCGTAGGCCAACAGATTCATTGTCTTTGACACTTCCGGAACCATCAAAAGCCGCATCAACCCTTGCATTTGTTGCGTTTGGGTCGGTGAGTACAGCTTTTCTAGTTGGTCAGCCAATAGCCCATAAATGGGGTTTCTCGGGGTCGGTCGGATGTAGTCCATGCCATCACCACTTTACTTTGTTGGCCCAATATGCCGCACTCATCTTGCCCTTTGCGATGTTCTCAGCGTGTCGGGCTTTGAATGCTTCGTTTCGCTTTGTCCCGTCCGGAGAGCCTTTTACGCCTTGTTGACCGAATCGAATTAACTTCACTTCGTCCCCACTCTTTGCCAGCACCGCATGACTCTTAGTAGGGTGGGATGGGGTCTTCTTTGGGGCGTTGTACCCCGCAAAAGATTCTTTGCCGCGTTTAATCATTTCTTTGCGGTTTTAGCAGCAGCCTTAAATGCAGCCGCAGTGGGCGCACCCTTACTACCGACCTTCCTCATGCGCTCGGGCTTTACACCCGCAGCCTTTTGAGCCTTGATGCGGTCTTGTTTGGCATTGATGTTGGCGTACAAGCCCTTCATTTTTTGGCCTTGTTGGTTGCTGTGCGCTTACCCCGCATCGGAAGATTAGCCTCGCTCATTGCGATTGCAATGGCTTGCTTGGGGTTCTTCACGATCTTCCCGCCCTTACCGCTGTGCAAGTCACCGCGCTTGTATTCGCCCATGACTTTGCCAACCTTCTTTTGCATTGCTTCCGAGACTTTCATCATGATTCTTCACCTTCCAGTCTCCGCTGTCATCAGTAATTGGGCCACCGACAATCCATGCCGAGCAAGTGCGCTTTGATGCACATTTGAAGTGAAACAACTCACAATAGCCTAAGTCACCAGCATCGATCACATCCCATGCGTCCGCATCTTTGCCCATGCCCTTGTCGATGCAGTCCAGCATCTTAGAGGTCTGAATGAATGCCGCGCAGTTACCGCAAGTGGATTTCTTCGCTTGTCCGGCGGACAAACGCCAACCCTCTGCCAGCTTGCGCCAATAGTCGTTGTTTGGTTCGTTGGGGTTCATCGGGCCATACATTGCTTTGTCGATGGCCTTTTGGCGACACTTCAAGTTGACTTCAACATCTTGAGTGGCAACGGGACATGAATCGCCCTCAGCGTCCATTGCTTTCCTTTGTTTGATCTCGATGCTGATTTCAGCAGCGGGGGCAAGTAGTCCGGTCATATAAACCCTTTAAAAAAGAGGGGCCGAAGCCCCGGCCTCAGACTGTTCACTTGTGGGAGGAAACACCACCAGCATCGGTTAATCATATTCTAGCGGGATTCCGATGTCTCGGGGCCACAAATCCAACAGAGTCATTGTAAAGACCGTTTTCTTGTGCGCCTCTATCCAAAGTCGTTTTCTCTCGTCTTTGGACAAGTGTTTTCCTTGATCTAGTTCTTGATGGCAGTCTTGACAGAGTGCGGCAGTGTAAATATCGCTTGCCTTTATCCCTCTGCCCTTGCCATGCTCCGACCAATTGGAATGTGCCGCTTGTACTGACCCATCCCGTCCGCAGTGCTGACAGAGCAAAGAGGCCACATTCTTGAGGTGGGTCTTGCTCCGATAGTAGGTGTATTTCGGAAACATCAAGCCCATGAGCATCCTTATAGGTTGTTGATGGATGGAATCGAACCAACGACTCGATTGAGGCCACAGCAGTCATTGCCTACTGCCTCGGAGTTCCCCTATCCGTTCTACCAACTGAACTACACCAACACCTCTATGCTACCTCAATTCCTTTGTTTGCTGACCATGCCAGCAGCCATTCTATGAACTCGCTTCCATCCTCAATAGTGAACTTGTGAGACTGCAACCCCAATTGCACCACCCTTTCGCCATCAAGTGAAGGGGCCACCTTTCCAATCTTGCGATTTGTCTCATGCGCCCATTGGTCTATTAATAATCGTTTCCAATCGTCCGCAGTCCATTTTGAACCCGCGCCCTTCATCGCAATATATATTTTATGGATGATGCCGTGAAACATATCGTTCTGTTCTGCGCTTCTACGAGATTGTTTTATTTCAATCCGCAGTTTCTGCCCTGCCATCAATGTGGCTTTGATTTGAGGCCACAAGTCTTTTAATACTGCGTGTCCTTGTTGGGGGTTATATAAAGTGATGTTCATGTTGCCCTCATTTTCAATTTTGTTTGACCTTTGCCCGGCAATAATTCCTCTGCAAATACATCTTTACCATTTACAACATAACTGATACGACCATATTTATTGATGGTGATTTTTTCAACCACACCTATAAATGGTTCAACAGTGTGTTTAAAAGGATATACCGGTATTTTCTGACCGACCTTTGCGTGTACTTTATGCCAATCTATATCGTGTCTCATACTTCCATCACCATAATATCTATCCCCTCTTTTGAAGAATATACCTTTGTTAAATGCAAATCCACCACTTGTTTGTCATCAAGATACACGATGCCGTTCATGCCATCAAGTACAGCCTTTACTATGTTGTCAATGTCGGGCTTTTTAGTTGGGCGTTCGAGTCCTTCAATACAAGCCTTTTGGCGCGTTTTTGAGTAGGATGGCGGTATGGGTATTCCGATGTGAAGATAAGCCGCTACAGCCCCGATTAGAGGGCTTGTAGACCCCATCGCTTGTTTGGCATAGGTCTGTATCGACTTCTCGTAGGTCAAAGTCTTTGCATCGGTGTAAGTTTTGACAAAGGTTCCTTGTCGTGCAAAGCGGGGTCTACCTTTGCCGGAGACTTGTGGGACAGTGAAAAATATTTGAATCATTTTAATTGTGTCGCGTTGCTCATGTCGATATAAGCGTTTGAGCGAGTTATTCGACCGCCATTAATTGTTTTCTGCGTCTCGGTCAGCATTATGGTTATCTCCGGAACATAGCTATGCTCGTTTGATATTTGTTGCACAAGAAGTAAATCGGACTGCATCAAATACAAAAATCCGATAAACGGCACTTGCATTGCATGAGATATTTTCCGACCCTTTTCGAGTTTGTCAAATGTCACCAACCACTGATAATTAAATCTTCCGATAAATTCTTCAATGGTCAAGTCTCTGCATTTGGTTTCGACCACCCGCATGATTTGATTTTGTTTTATCAATATCGCATCAATGTCTGCGGGTTTGTCTTTTGGTGTTTCGCAATACTCGTAGTCGGGAAAGTGTTTAGCGAATATCGCCATTGCTCGGGCCTCCGCTTTGAGCGATTCCCTCCCTCTCGGCGTTTTTATGTCCATCAATGCGCTCCTTCACCATGCGGGGTAATTCTTTCCACATATCGCTCGAATCTCGTAGTTCCTTCACCCGATGGCGTGTGTACTCTGTCCATCCCTTCGTCATCGCAAGAGTGGCATAGTGATCGGCTAACTCGTTGAGCATTCAAGTCCCCCGTAATGGTCAGTGCTTTGTTGATTCTCCATGCGGGGATTGCAAACCCCAACTTCACAAAGTTGAGTAGTGCGTGTGCTTGTTCTTTGGTCATGATTGGCCTCTTGCTCGAATTGCTTGGGCGTTTGACTGCAACAAACTCCGCATGATTGGACTATTGCAAGCCATTGCATTTGCATCCAATATTTCGGCGCAAGCCTCACGCTCTGCGGCGGCTACAAGTTTGGCAAAGTTGCCCAAATGTTCGTTGTAAAAAACATATGAAACTTCACCAGACCTATGATCTTCAACCCCATGTGATGCAACTTGTCTAGCCATTTCGATAATTTGATCTTGAGTCATGCTTTACCCCTCAGTTGAGCAAGTCGCTCGCGGATGTGGCTTGGCATTGGTGCAGCCCTCTCAATGTCGGCTTTGATCTTCTCTAGTGCGGGGTCTGCTTTGGGTGCTGTGTCGGGTATCTCTGCCCCGTCCCATCTTTGTTGATTGAGGTAGACCAAAGGTGCGGGAATGAATGCCCCGTTGTCTTTGCGCCATTGGTCAGTGGTTTTCATCCACTCAAGATGCTTGATGATTTGGTCTGCACAAGTCTCACAGTAGAACTTTTGCCATTTCTTCAAGCACTCTGACTTGCCACCCTTGCGGGGGCTTTTAGGCCATGCTGACCAAAATCTATCGAATCCCGTTTCGAATAAGTCCATTTTTTTTCCTCTTTGATGATTTCATACCGACCACATTCGTTGCAAGTCCATGCCTCTCTGTTGCCCGTCAACTCATGCTGTCTGATTACCCCACCACACTTGCATTGCCTCATCTTTATCCCCTGTAGTCAATTGCTTTTTGGTGATTGTTGGAGCAAAGCACAGCCTTACCGTGTTCATAAACAAAGTTCGCTCTGTGCCGTGACTTGCTTTTCGGAGCCATGTCATCGCATCGCACTACCTCAGACTATTTCAACCACCGCGCTCTAAGGTTCGCCCACGCCCCCCGCTTTGGCTTGCTCGTGTAGCAGGGTATCTCAAACACAACCATCGACAGCACCGCATTGTGTTGTCCAAAAGCAAAAACCCCGCAAGATGCTCTGTGGTCTTGGCTCTTGGCGAGAGCAACAGCAAGGCGATTGAAAAGTATCAAAAGACTCGCTTGCCGTACGACAAGACCACACAGTACCCTGCGGGGTTCTCTACACTTTTCTACGCCTAGATGCCACTCTAGACGGTTTAGATTATACGCACAATCTTTTATGGCGTGTCAACTACTTTTTTTCCAATCCACCACTTCGGTGAGGGTTTGCACCGTTCCTCAAGCAGCATTTCCCTCTGAAAATTCTTTGTGCAGTCCTCACAGATGTGGACGGGTTCAGCTACGATTTTGGCGTAACCAACCCATTCACGGTAATGCTGTTCAGAGGGAAAGCAATGAGGAAACATGATTCATTGTGCTAGATGTTGTATTTTTGCACATTAGGGTTTATCCTACATTGGATTGCTACATTTAGCACTGAGAATATTTCCATTCCCCAGCACATCGCATAGGGTCTCTTAGGAAGCAAAGATGATTACAGCAATCGAAACCCAAGCAATTTATGGCCATTTTGACATTGACTTGTCACCAGCAGAAATCATTGAAATTACTGCTGACGCAAATGAATGGGAAATCAAAGACACGCGCAACCTCACCGCCCATGAATGGGTCGCGCGTTGGGCTAAATCTGACGCTTTTGAAAATGGTTGGAACCCATCTTTTTCTGAGCGTCTTGAATACGATTTTTCACAAAACTAATAAACGGGGCTTCGGCCCCATTAAGAGGAACAAATGAAAAATCTAACCTACTCCACCGAAGTCCACTCAATCGACTACGGTTATCTCATGGTTGAGTTCGACTACTTTGAAGCAGATGATTCTGTTGGCCTCTCCGAAGTCTACGATTGGTTCGCATACACCACCGAAGATTTTGAAGATGAACCCGCCGGAACTGAGGTCACCTATGAACTCACTGCAGCAGATCAAGCATTGATTTACTCGCAGATCAAGAAACACCACATCGCCATGTTGGAGGACTTTCATGCTTAACAGAACCAAATTCCCCCGCACATTCACCGAAGCATTCCCCAACAGTTTGGAGAACGGGGCTTGCATTGAGATTCATGTAGCCCAATTGACCATTGGAGATAAGGTAGTGCGTGTGGTGAGCCTCTTAGCCCTTATCGTGATTGCCCTTGACTGTTTTATTTGGAGACCCTAATGAATGCTGATTACATCATCAACTCTGTCAAACAAACCTCAGAGACACTTTTCCGCGATGGCGACATAGATCAAATCGAACGACTGTCTTACCGCATTCAAATGTTGGAAAGTCACATCCGCATCATGCACCAGCACATCGAAAACTCACGCGAAGAAATCAAAACCCTCCAAACCGAACTCATTGCAAAGGAATCAACATAATGGATACGCCAATCGGAAAACAAATCGCATCTGCTTTTGTCAAAGCACAAAAGGCTTTTGGCCCCGCTTTAAAGACCTCTACGAACCCTCATTTTCGTTCGCAGTATGCTGACCTCAGTAATTGCGTTGAGGCCGTCATAGACGCATTAAACAACAACGGGATAGCACTTCTTCAAAAAACATATGAATGCCCCAATGGGGTGACTGTTGAAACAGTGTTTATCCATGAGTCCGGCGAAGTGATTGAAGGTGGGTTGTTCAGTCTTCCAGCAAGCAAGCAAGATGCAATGGGATACGGTTCGGCTTTGACTTATGCGCGGAGGTATTCGTTACTTGCCGCCACGGGCCTTGCTCCGGAAAAAGCGATTGATGATGATGGTGTGATGGCAAGCCGCAAGCCCGAGAAGCCCGTTCTCATTACCCCGCTAATCGCTTCCATTGATGCAGCCACCACAGAGGAAGAATTGAAGTCTGCTTACTTTGAGGCCATCAAGGTAGCCGGACATGATGCAGCCGCAAAGAATGCCATCATTGTTGCCAAAGACTTGAAGAAAGCGAGTCTGTAATGGAACAAGGTACACCGGAATGGTTCGCCGCCCGTTTGGGCAAAGTAACCGCCTCTCGCGTCTCCGATGTGATGGCAAAGCTAAAGACGGGGGGTTATGGTGCGTCACGGGACGATTACATGGCCCAACTGATTTGTGAGCGTTTGACGGGTGAAGTAGCCGAGTCGTTCACCAATGCGTCAATGGCATGGGGGACAGAAACAGAGCCAATGGCCCGAGCGCACTACGAAATGGTCAATTCAGTGTTGGTCGATCAAGTGGGGTTTATCAGTCATCCGGACATTGAAATGGCTGGAGCCTCTCCCGATGGGATTGTGGGCAATGGAATCATTGAGATCAAGTGTCCCAATACTTCCACTCACATTGACACACTGCTAAACAAAAAGGTTCCCGCAAAGTACATCAAGCAAATTCAGTTTCAGCTTAGGTGTACCAGAAAAGAATGGTGTGATTTCGTTTCCTTTGACCCGCGATTAAAGGGGTTGGAAATGTTCACCAAACGAGTTGAGCGAGACGAGAAGCTAATCAGCGAAATGGATGCCGAAGTGGTGAAGTTTCTCTCCGACCTTGACGAAAAACTTAATTTACTTTTGAAAGAAAAAAATGGCACTGCTTAAAGAAGTCACAGTCGTTGCGGGTACTTACACCAACGCAAAGGGAGAAGAAAAGAAACGATACATCCGCATTGGGTCTGTCATCGACACAAAGAACGGCCCCATGCTGAAACTCGATGTGATGCCGATCTATGCGGGGTGGGACGGTTGGGCATACATGAACGACCCAAAGCCCAAAGAATATAAAGGCTTACCGGCTGATAACGATGAGGACATTGGATTTTGAGTCCGGAAGATGAAGCGTTTGAAGAACTCAGTCGCAGACAAGGCGATTGGGGTCTTCAAGGGTCGCGCAAACACCAAATAATCCGATACGCTGAAAACAATGCGCGAAATGAAGTGATTGAAGAAGTCGCCCAACACATTGAGAAATGCACTCTAGCGTTTGGCAAGGACACTATTCAATCGTTTACAGCTTATGTGAGAGGAATGAAAAAATGACTAAAGAAGAAGCACTTGCCATCATCAAATTGTTGTCGGCATTGGAGTCATGGGCATTCAGCACAAAGAATATGCTCCCCGACTATTTGCACGATGACCTTTGCGTGGCGGTAAAAAAACTTGAAAACATTGTTTTGGAGAAGAACACATGACAGAAGGTTATTACTGCATAGTGTGCGGCAGATTTTTGCTGGCAAATGAGTTTGGCGTTATTGTCCATGATGACATTTCACATCCACCTGAAATGGCTTTTGATGACGAGAAGAATCCGCAATGACTCCATTGGTTTGCAAGGCCGTCAAGTTTGCGCCTGAGCCAGAAACTGCTTTGTGGTTTGATGTTGGGCAAATGGAGCCTGCACTTGACACAAAAGTTCCCGCAGATTTTTTGATGAATTTGCCTTCAAAAAGAACGGGAATTGTTGGCTTAGATACGCAAGGAAAAGACTTTGCTCTTTGGCTTTTAAGGGGCGATGATTCAATAACTGTGGGCGGTTGCTCCATGTGGCATGGCGGCAAATACTTTTCTCCATATGCTTATGTTTCTACCGGAGAAGGGTTCAGAATTTATCAGAAGGACAAAGAAATAACCCTTGAAGATGTTAAACCTGTCCACCGAATGGTGCTTGCAGTGTTGATAAAGCTTGCTCATC